GTAAAGAACAAAGTAGCACCATGGAGCGCACCCAAGATTTATAACGCAGCTTGTACTAACATAGTTGAGGGATAGTATGCCATTTGAGAAGGGTCACAAGAAGCTAGGCGGCAGGAAAAAAGGCACAAAGAACAAAAACAATCTCATGGAAAAGTTTGAGGAATGTAACTTTGATGTCGTCGCAGCAATTATCGAAAGCATTGCTTGCCAGCCTGAGTATATGCGAGCTGACACATTGATTAAGTTATTAGAGTTTATGTATCCCAAGAAGAAAGCAATGGACGTAAATATGTTAAATCCAAGCGACGTTGTGCCACTTATCAAGGGATGGTTGGGTGAACAAAGTTGAACTTACAAAAGAAGAAAAAGCGCTTTTCAAAGCATTCCTCAGTAAACTCGAAAAGAAAACGTTCAGGCTCGAAGACTTTTGTTTTGATAAGCAACTCGCATTTGTCACTGATCCGTCGCCATTTGCAACGGCGGTTTGCAGCGTTAGAGCAGGAAAAACAGTTGGGTGTGCAGCCGACCTGGTTCATACTGCGCTCGGACGAGAAGGAATTGTATGCCTCTATCTTACACTTAATCGACTCTCTGCAAAGCGCATCGTCTGGGCAGATTTACTTAAGATCGTAAGAGAGTACAACTTAGGAGCGAAGATAAATGAAAGCGAACTTTCGCTTACGTTTCCGAACAAAAGCGTTATTTATATCTCTGGCGCTAAAGACAAATCAGAAATTGAGAAGTTTCGGGGCTTGGCTCTTGCGCTGTGCTATATCGACGAGTGCCAAGCATTCAGGGACTACATTCGAGAGCTGGTTGATGAAGTCATCGCAAAGAGATTGTTTGACTATGCTGGCCGTCTCAGACTTATTGGAACTCCCGGAGCCGTGCCAGTTGGATACTTTTATGAGTGCTCTGTATCGAGTCAATGGTCACACCACCACTGGACCATGTTCGACAACCCCTGGCTCCCAATCAAGTCAGGACTTACGCACGAACAAATCCTCCAGCGCGAACTTGACAGAAAAGGCGTTACACGAGAAGACCCAAGCATTCAGCGAGAGTGCTTCGGAAGATGGGCTTTCGATCCAAACGCTCTTGTCTTTAGATACAACGATACATTAAACCACTATGATGAATTACCTAAACTGGGAAGTGATTGGAATTATGTTCTTGGTGTTGATTTGGGCTTCGATGATTCTGACGCTATATGTGCTCTTGCATGGCATGAGAAATCCGCTCAACTATTTCTGGTTGAAGAAGAAGTCAGAAGCAAACAAGGAATCACTGAACTGGCCCAGCAACTTGACGCCTTTGTTAAAAGATATAATCCAACAAAAATAGTAATGGACACAGGCGGTCTTGGTAAAAAGATTGCCGAAGAAGTCACAAGACGATTTGCAATTCCGATTCAGCCCGCTGAGAAACAAAGAAAGTTTGAGTACATTGAACTGCTCAATGACGCAATGAGAACAAAGAAGTTCTTAGCAAAGCGCACAAGCAGATTTGCAGGCGATTGCAAACTTGTTGAGTGGGATAGAGACACAACCAATCCTGAGAAACCAAAAATCAAAGACACATTTCACTCAGACATTTGTGACGCAGTTCTTTACGCATTCCGAGAAGCTTATCACTGGACTTACAAAGAGGCCGAAGCGCCAATTAAGCCATATACCGAACGTTGGTACAGCAACGAACAAGAGATGATGTGGAAGCAGGCGTGGGAGCGTCAAAAAGCAGCGGAACATGAGGAGGATTTATATTACGAGGAAGTAGACTATAATTAAGTCTCTCGTAAGTTTGCTCTAATCAAAAACAAAACAACCAGGGACTGCTAATGAGCTTGAAAAGAGTTTTGCACGTTTCCGATTGTCATCATCCGTTTGTAAATAAAGCAGCTTGGAAAATACTTTTAGATGTCGGCAAAGCTTTAAAGCCGCACACGATTGTAATTCACGGAGACTTCTTTGATTTCTATTCAGTCTCTCGTCATCTTTTAGATCCGATGATGGACTTTAAGACATGGAAAGATGAGATGGAAGCAGCCAGAGGCGCTCTTGATGAACTAAGAGAAAAAGTCCCGCACAAAGAAATGGTTTATTTGGAAGGCAATCACGAGAAAAGACTTTTAAAATACATTCATGAAAAAGCCCCAAAGCTCTCAGGCCTATTCAAAGCCGAAGAGTGTATGGGATTACCAAAGGATATTCTTTATGTACCCTATGGACAAAATGGTAAGTATGTTATCGGTAACCTTGTTTGTGTTCATGGCTCACGAGCTGGTGAAAACCCTGCGGCTTCGATGGTCAAAAAGTTCCGCTCGTCGGTTATCTTCGGCCACACGCACAAAATCCAGGAATACCACATTCAAAATGCGCACGGGCAAGACTTCGTGGCGCTCAATATTGGTTGGCTCGGAAATCAAAGACAAGCGGCGGATTACATCCTCGATATCTCGGACTGGACGCTAGGCTTCGGAATCACTTGGCATAAGCAGAGCGGCGCGTTCTTTCATCAATTAGTGCAAATCTATGTAAACAAAGGGGTGCATGAATGTCTGTTTCAAGATGTCGTATACCGAAGTTGAAGAAGTATGATGTTGTCGAATTACATTTTCTGGATCATGTTTCAACCGTAAATGGAATATCTCTTCCTCTATTTTGTCGTGTGGTTGGTGAGTTTATTTGTGACGACTCTCAAGCTATTTATCTGGCTTCATGGGTGTGTGAAAACGCTCACGACGAGAACATCGACTGTCATACTGTTTTGAAATCCACCATTCATTCGGTTAAGATTTTACGGAGGGCGAGGAGCCCTGGGCGAAGAATGTTGCCTCGGTAGCCTTAAAAAAGTTATCGGGGCAATAAAAAAAAGACGCCTCGGAGTTAACCAAAGCGCCTTTTTCCATCTTGTAGAACAGCGACTAGTTTTTCTTATTGTACCTCTTTTTCCACCACAACGTAAGCAGCTTCTTCACCAATATTGTCGCAACCATAAGGCATTAAAGCATAGCCCTTATCACCCCAGCTTGTTCCCCAAGAGTTTCGCATTATCCAATTACCATCAGCGGTCCAACCAACTAAGTTAACCATGTGATTGGTATTATTGGCTTTACAGCCGTGCATCACGCCTCCGTTGTACATATCCCATCTTGCGTTTGCAGCAACCGTGACTGAGACATAGCCAAATTGCATGATTGCAGCTTTAAGCTCATCTACTGTAGGGCTTCGGTCTTCTGCGCCTAAGTTGTACCAAGAGACAGGCTGTAAGATGCGCTCTAGCTTCTTTGCTTTGCAAGCCTGGTCGTACGCCTTGTAGGGGTACAACTCTTCGCTTGTTACCCCATTCTTTAGCAAATAAGGGCCTGCGAAGTTACCACCACGGCATCCATACCAAGCATCATCGCAATCAACGATTTCTTGTTCGCTTGCTACTCGCACCTTTGAATTAAAGATTAATGCAGCGCTTTCAAGATTAGCGATTGTGGCAAATGCCCAGCAGCTACCGCATGAACCCTGATTCTTAATCGGCAAAGTAAAACCCAAACTACGCCAATCAAAGCTTACGGGCAGATAAGCTGATGTTCTTGGGTTTTTAAAGATACCGTCTTTTACAAGACCGTGCCCTTCGTGTGCCTTGATGTAACCAGTCGCATGCTTTGTGGGACCAGTTAAATCAGCGTTTGGATTATCAATAGGTGTTGGGTCCGTCTTGCTACACCTAATAAATAAAAGCGAAAGAATCGCGGTTAAAATAAACATTTTTTTCATAGTTTTTTCTCCTTGTGGCCGGATTTTTCTCATTTTTGCCCCGATTAGACAAACGTGTAATTACAAAAAGGATGAATAAATGCCGTCACCGTTAATGTTTTTAGAAGAAAAGAATAGACAGACTGGGATTGTCACAGAGCATCGCAGCGAGAAAGGTCGAGAAATGAATCCAGGATTACAAGCAGCAGCCGAAGAACTTTTAAAAGCAATGAAAGGCGATGACGCAAAAGGCGTAGCACTCGCTTTAGAAAACGCTTTTTACTTACTTGAGTCCATGCCGCACGAAGAAGCCGAGATGGAAGAAGAAGAGTAATGGCAGAGGGCAAAAAACCTTTTATTGGTTACAACCCTAAAAAGCACTCAAAGTCTGGTGGACTGAGCGATAGTTATAGAAAAAAGCTAAACAGGGAAGAAGGCTCAAGCTTAAAACGGCCCGTAACGGGTAAGCCAAAGGCAGGAAGCGAAGCAGCCGGAAGAAAGAAAAGTTTTTGCGCACGAATGTCAGGCGTCAAAGGCCCGACATCAATTAGCGGAGAGTTAACGCCAAAAGGTGCAGCTCTAAAACGTTGGAA